CCGCATCAACCAGCTGATCACAGACTCCGGCGCATACCAGCAGGGGAGGCAGGATGAGCGCGAGCGCCTGCAGCATCTGATCGATATCAGAATCCAGCAGCTTCGTGCCATACCCCGAACTCAGCAGCTCTGCGCTGAACTGCAACACATCTCCCAGCTACTTGAGCCATGAACGACCGCATTCGATTGGATCAGCAACGCGTCGACATGATGGAGGCGCTCTATCAGCGCAGCGGTCGTGATGACCTGCCATACGGTCACCCATTGCGCTGCACCTATACCGGCCTCTGGGATGAGTTTGCCCGTGACCTGGCCGCCAATTTCCGCGACACGTATTACCCCGATCTGCTGGATCGCGTGGTGCGTGCCATGGATGCCACGGAGTCGGTGATGACGCAGAAGAACGCGCAGCAGGCCATTGAGGTGTGCCGTCAGCAGCTGCTGGGGGATAAGTGGAAGTGAAGCGAAACCGCCACAGCTTCAAGCCTGGACACATACCCGGCAATGCCGTGTTGACGCCACAGAACGCTGTCGATATCCGTCAACTCCATGCCAGCGGCGAGACCATGCTGATGATCTCAATCACCTACGGCATCAGCGTGGCGCATGTGTCCGACATTGTGCGACGCAAGCGATGGAAGAACGCCGAGCAGCAGTTGGCAGCATGAGCGATCCAATCAATCCGGCCCACTACCGCCGCGGCCCAGTAGAGGCCATCAACGTGATCGAGGCTGCTATCTCGGACGCGCCGCACATGGTGCCTGCCTATCTGCAGGGCCAGGCGCTGAAATATCTGCTCCGCATCTGGTGCAAAGGGCACGCGCTGGAAGACGCCCGCAAGTGCCGGTGGTATATCGACCGTCTGATTGCCAAACTGGAGGGATGATGCACCAACTGCCTGGCTTGAATCTGCTTGAGCGCTTTGCGTTGCGCATCCTCACGCGCAGCCGGCGCACAGGCTTGGTGGTGGTGAAGCCCTACGGCTACCCATGCCTCTACGTGGCATCTGACGGCACTGATCCGGTGGCGGCATATGTCACCAATGGTCCGGAGGAACCGGCATCGATGTTGCTAGAGCGCATCTACCACCAGCCAGCTGCGGGCGAATTGGAATGATCAGCCTGCACGCCGGCCGCTTGCTGCTGGTGTGCAGCCGATCTGATCGCAACTGGCACGCTCGCGTGGTGCTCGGCCCAAAGCCTGAGCATCAGCTAGAGATGGATACTGGCACGGTGCACCTGCAGACGGCGCTGATCAAGGCACAGCAGATCTACCAAGCAGCACGCAATCGGATCCGGCCAGCCGCTGGGCCAATGATGTGCTGGGATTGTCACTACTGGGAGATGCGCCACCAGGCGTGCGGGTTGGCGTTGCCAGAATCAAAACGTAGTGGCGGGCGTTATGCGTCCCGCTGTGAAATGTACGAACGTGCCGCGTGAGTGGGCCACACCTGTTCGTGCTGATTGGTGCCCGCTGATCCACCAATCACTACAGGCGATTGATCGCCACAATCAACTGTGGTTTGTCAGCGGTGACCCATTTCATCTGCAACAGGCGCAAGTGCTGCGGGAGTATGTCGGCAGACTGAAGACATGGATCCACCAGCAAGAGGCGCGGCAATGTTCGGACCTGAAGTGATCAGCCGCACCGAGCGCGATGGCGGCAGTATCGAAACGCTGATGCCAGTGAACGGCGAGATTTACTACCGCAGCTGCGTTGGTGGGATCTGCCGCTACTCCAGTGACCTGTGGCAGGCCGAGCTGTACTTAAACCACCTGCTTGGCCGCTGATGCTCCGCGACGTGCTGATCCTGATCGTTGAATACTGGCTGACCTGCTGGATCGCGCTGTGGGTGTGCAGCAAGATCCTGCCGTAGCATGAGCACGTTCCCGCTCTGCCTCGGCATCGGGCTGTGCAATGGGGTGCCCGGTGGCTGGTCCGCACGAGGTGCCAGCCTCACCGCTGCCGGGCGCAGCGGACGACTGAGATCCGAAGATCAACAGAGCGCAAATCTTAGCCGCCATCCTGCAGCCATTGCGCGATGGCCCATTCACCGAGCGCAGTCCAGAACGGCTGGGCCCGATACCAATCCACCCATGGCTTGTGTCCCTTGCTGCAGTTGCAGCCCATACAGCAGGCCACCAGGTTGCTGGGCGTGGTGGCGCCGCCGTGCGCCTTGGGAATGACGTGATCAATGGTCGGACTGCGGCCCAGATCTGAACCGCAGTAAGCACACTGATAGTTCCAGGCCAAGAGGATCTGATCACGCGCTGAGCGCCGTGTGACCAGTCGCGTCTCGTCAATCCTGTGACGATCCACCGAGATCAGCTGGCAACGGGACGGCATTTACCTCAATGTCGATAATGTCGTCATCTGATGGGATGAACTCCGCCAAATGCGAATAAATATCCGCTGGCAGATCATCTGGATCCGTGTCAGATCGGTAGATCAGCTTGGCGGAGATTTCGAGATAGAACGCCCGCATGGGCTGGCCGCCGCTTGGCATACGGTAGCGGTCGCCACTGAGTCTCACGAGACTGCAGAATTGTTGCGGGATTGATTGGCAGGATTCGCGCTACCGTCCCGCAATGCAATACATCCTCCGCATTGGCCCGTGGCATATCGGGCCTTTTACCACCCATCAGGCCGCCAGCCACTTCGCTGAAAGCCATGGCTGCGATGACTACACGATGGTGCCGATGGATGATCCGGCAGAGGCGCCCGGCAAGATCTATCGGCTACGCATGGCGCCATTGGATCACCCCATGAAAAAGGCGCCGGTTGCTGAGGCCAGCGCCTAGGTGCCTTGACTCTCCGAATGAAGGCTAGCCCTTGGATCCAGTGACGCCTAGGTCTGCGTTATATCTTCCAGTTTCTGCGTAGCTGCGCTCCACGGTGCCGCTGACCAGCAGGAACTTCATCTGACCGATGCGCAAGCCAGGCCAGATCGGCAGCGGATGCAGTCGCCGTTGGTTGCGTAGCTCCATGGTGAGTCTGCTGCCAAACCATCCGGGGTCTGCCCAGCCGGCTTCAGCATGATCCCAGCCCTCACGTGCGCGGCTGGACTTGAGCACAAACTGAGCGCCGACGTGGTTGGGCAGGTTGAAGATCTCCTGCGTTTCAGCCAAAAAGAACTCACCAGGCTGAATCCAGAACGGATCCTGTTGTGTATGGCCATGCAGCTGCACCTTCTGCAGCTCGGCGGTGCTGGCCACCTCCATCATCACCTGCGTGCCGAGCGTCACGTCATAGCTGGCTGGATTGAGCTGTTCTTCGTTGTATGGCGACAGCATTGAATGCTGTTGGCACAGCCGGCGGATCTCGTGGTCAGGTAGCAGCACAGGCTCAGTTGTAATCCCAGCGGACTTTAGGTCTGCCAGCGCGGATGCCTAGATGGATGAACTGAGGAGCGGCGTAGCCCAGCGAATAGGGCCAGTTCTGATCGCACCAGCGTTGCACCGCCATCATGTCGGCGCCTTGAATCACGAAGTCCACAGCACCGCAACCGGGCTTGTAGAGGTGCTCGCTGTTGCTGGCACCACCCGCTTGGCGGTTGATCGCTTCCGGGCGATAACCGCTCGTGATCACGATGGGTTTCCCTCCGAATTGCACGCGCACCCGCTCCAAGAACGCCGCTAGCTCTGCAGCAATATCGAGCTGACCCTGATTCTGGAATCTGCGGGCCTCCTGATCCAGCGCAAATTCCCCCAACCTGATGTGCGGCGTGATCCTGGCCGTGAAGGGGCTGCCGGGGCGCAGCTTGGCGGTCTCCGGCTGTGCTGCAGCCTGATGCTGCCCCCATAATTTGCCTTCAGCACGGCGGCGGCGCAGCAGGCCAGCCTCCACATTGGTGCCAGGGTTGCGGTAGAGCTCGAGCGCTGCTGGCACTGCTGCCCAGTTGCGCTCTCGCAGACGCTTGCTGATGGTCTCGAATCCTGCTGATCCGTAGAAGCCAGCGCCGAGGTTGTAGGCGAAGCTCACCAGGGCACTGCGCTGATTGTCATCCATCACATTCCAGTGCGGCACGGTGGTGCGCAGCTTGTCAGTGATGCGGTCGATCTCAAGGCGCAGCAGCATATCGGCCTCGATCACGTTAATCATGTCGCCACGTTTCACGGGCGTGCCATTGCTATAGCGCGTGGTGCCATAGCCGATGGTCCACGGCTCGCCACCGCTGAGCGGATCGGGGTAGGCGCTGAGGTGACAGCCCTCGAACTCCTTAATGAGCTTGATGGCGCCGGCGAGATCGGTTTGCTTGCCGTCTTGGCTCCAGGTTTGGAACCAGTCGCGGTCCCGGCGCATCACGGCGTCGTAGCCGTTGGCGGCCAGATCGGTCTCTAGCTGCTGAATCGCGGCGCTCTGATGCGGCTGGCCCTTGAAATACTTGAAGAGCTGCTGCAGGGTGATTGGCGCGTCGTTCGCCATGATTCAGCGGCGTTGCTTTGGGAAGGCGATGCGAAGCGCCTGGAAGATCAGCTGCACCCAGCTGTTGGACTTCAGCGGTGAGACGGCGATGATTTCAGAGCCAGCGGCCACAACGATGGCGACGATGGCGATTGTGGTTGCCTGATCCATGGCTAACGGGGTGGCGATGCTTCCAACCTAGAGACCCGCTGCTCTACCGTCGATAGCCGGGTGAATGTCTCCTTGCGATCTTCCTTGATATCGCTATGAAGCACCTCGAGCTGTGAGGCGATGTGCTCCACAGCTGAGGTGAGGCGTATAACGGCCTCGCGGGCTTCATCAGATTTGCGGCTGAAACCAGCAGCACCCATGGCTGCGACTGATATTGAAGCGCCAGCGATGGCAGCGATGACTTCGATCATGGTGCCATGGGGCTACCCCTTCAGCTTACCGACCCTGACCGCGTAAGGGCTTCTTACCGCGACGCCGGGGCCGGGAGTGCTGGCCGAATCCAGCGCGTGTCGTCTTGGGTGGTCCGGGCTGATGATCGATCCGCGCGGTGCCGGTTTTGGCTTTTACTGCCACGGTACGCCAGCTTGCTTGGTGGGCTGGCGCTGTTCTTCGATCTGGCTAAGCAGTGCCTGACCGATCTCTAGCACCTTGTCATCACCAAGGGCTTCCTTGACCCACTCAATTACCTGATCCTTGGTGAGATCCTTAAATGGGATCAGCTGTTCGGGGCGCTCAAACCCGATGGAGCCATAGGCACCAGCTGAGTAGGTGCCGTCTGTCGCGTCAACGGTGTAGTGCGCTGTATAGACATAGCCATCGGCGGTTTCGCGCTCGAGGTTGGCGATGTTCCAAGCAACCGTAACGGTCGGTTCAGGTGCAGGCGCGGCTTTAGCCATGGATGAGGTGGCGATGTTCCAGCTTATTGGTGGGTGCAACCAGTTGAGAAGGCCGGTTGCCCGCCTAGTGAAGGTGACTACTGGGCTTCAAGCTCATCAGCGAGCAAGAGCAGTTGTGAGCAATCAACTACCTCCACATCGAGGAGCTTGTATTTGAGTTGATCTGCAGCAGCTCGCAGGGCGGCGGCAGCAATCCAGCGAGATTCGTTGAGGCAATCATCTGGGCCATAGGATTGGGCACCATTGGCAGCATCTAGTACTGCCTGCGCGGCGGGTGAAAGTTCAGACATAGAAATGAAGATGACTACGCGGCCTCAAGGGTTGCAACTTTGGCCTCAAGGGCTTCGATGCGCTCCATTGCTTCCTGCAGCGCCTTGACTGCCTTCATGTAGAGCACCGAATAGTTGACGCTCTTGGTAACGGTTCCAAGGTCGTTACCTTCTTCGTCGCGGTCAGGGGATTCGGTGACGAGACCAGGGGAGACAAGCTCGACTTCTTGGGCGATGAGACCGATCTGGGTATGGGTCTGGCCTTCCTTGAAGTTGTAGTTGCGGACTTGGAGTGCTTTTAGGTCATCCCATTGGGAGTTTGCGTCAACGATATTTTCCTTTAGTTTTATGTCAGAGATAGCGCCATAGGAGTTGTTGGTGTTCTGAATATTTCCGTTACTTCTAATGTAGATGCAGTCGCTACCTCCATTAACAGCAGTGGCGCCGTACCTGCCAATGAAAATAGTATTGCTTGCGGAAGCTGAATAATTGGAAGACCATACAGTTACTACGGCGTTGCTGTAAGAAGAGTGCAAGCCATCATTAGCAATCCTCATCCGCTCCGTCGGGCTGCTCGCTCCATTGGCGGTAGTGGAGAACACTAATCTTGACGGTTTGGATGATGCGCTCCAAGTGCCGCCATCGCGCTGGGCGCCAAACCGCGCACCGGGGAGATGCCCTGAATCGGTAAAATCAAAGTAGGCAAGATATTGGTCGGCTGCAGGTGTAGCTGCTCCCAATGCAAACTTGAGGATGGCAGAACCGGCTGAATCACCACTCCAACCTTGAAATACAGCTCTACTTCCCTCAGAAGTCGAAGACGTGCCAACTAGCAACCTCCCCGAGCTATCGCACCTGAAGCGTTCCGCAGCGTTGGTTTGGAATACCAATGGATGATTTGTATTGGTGCTAATGACTCCTGCTGTTGAGCCATCCGAAAGCATTTCAACTACAACACCACTTGCATCTGTTGACTGTGCTCTGAATCGAGCACCTGCGCCGCTTGCAGAACCGTGAACTAGCGTTGCAGGGCTCGTAGTGCCAATCCCTAATCCAGTTGAGGTAAGCGTTACTTTGCGGCTGCCAGCGATTTGCAGGCCGATTGTTTTGCCATCGAGCTGAAGGTCTCTGTTATCAACTCCAGAGTGAAATGCTTCGATGCACCCAACATTACTGGTTGTGTTGTAGTAGAGGTGCAAGCCATTCGCGCTAGAAGCTGCAGAACCGCCAGTAACACTTACCGTGCCTGCGGCTTGCAATAACGCCACTGGGGTAGAAGTCCCCAGACCTAAGCGGCCACTGGAGTCAATAACGAGGCTGTTAACAGGTGCGCTGCCGTTGAAGCTGACGGCTTGGGTGACGCCTGCGGTGCCAGCACCTTTGAACTGCAAACCGCCACTGGAGTCCAGGCGCATCGCCTCACTGTATGAGCCCACCCGAAAAACTATTGGGCTTCCATCAATAGACAACTGGCTAAGGTTGCCGACATTTACGGCCTGCAAGTACCCAACATTTCCGGTTGTGCCTAGTGCGACGTTATAAGCACTAGTGCCGTCCGAGTAATAACCAAGCGCCCGGATACCACCGCCACTAATACGTGTGTTGCCATTGACATCAAGCCTGGTTGCCGGGTTGGCAACGTTAATGCCAACACCACCACCGCTATCAACAAACAACCGCCCAGTGCCATTAGTCGAGATGGCTACTTGGTCTGCGCCGGGGGAGTAGATGCCGGTGTTGGGGTCGCCGGTCCAGCTGAACGTTGGTGCTGCAGCCGTACCAAGCGACACCGCCTCAATCTGGCCAGTCGCATCAATGCGCAGTCGCTCGGTGCCATTAGTAGCAAACGAAATTTGGTCCGTACCGCTGCGATAGATGCCAAGGTTCGTATCCCCATCAAAGCTGATCGATGGCGCACTGACTGTGCCGGAAGGCATCAGCAGTTGGCTCAGCGGATATACCCCAGATGATGGGATGATCCCCTGATAGGCAAGGCTTGCCCATGCGGTGCTGCCATTGCCAATTTTGATCTTGCCAGTATCAGATTCAATCCCGATCTCACCCGCCAGCAACGTCGTGTTTTGCGCAGTCCAATTTGCTGCGGTGTCGCGGCGTTGCTTTTGAAGGGCTGAAAGGGTGATACTCATGTCGCTGCACCAGGGCTGATTACATAGTCGCGTGCTGGCGTGGCAGACGCTGCACCTGCATCAAGGATATAGTCTCTCGCTGGCAAGGCAGCCGCGCCGCCTGCATCAAACACCAGATCGCCGGTGTTGATCGCATAAGTAGTCAGCTCAAGCTCAACGCTCCACAGATCGCAGGATCCATCGGTGATGACTGGCGGGCCGGCATAGCGCCATGCGTAATCACTCAGGATCGGAATCGGCGGCGTGGTGTAGCCGTTCCACACATCAACCGATAGGTAGAAGATATCGAATGTGCCCTGCCGATCTAGGTAATGCGCCTTGATCAGGTTCAGATCTGATTCGCTGATGTTGTTAAAAGCCAGTTGCAGCATCTGCGCGATCCGCCGGTTGCCTTGCCTGTAGCCGCTGTTGACGCCTGATAGCGTCACTTGCTGCTGTTGCGGCACATCGCCAGGTGTGTAGACGCGAGCGGATGGAATCAGAGCAGGGAATGCCATGGCTAGAGGGGTACCGTCTCAAGCTCGATGCTGATGTTGTATCGTTTGGGCGCGGCGATATCCACTCCAAATGGCCCTGTATAGCGCCACTGGTAGCTGGCTGAGCTGACCGGCGGAGTGGTGTATCCACCCCATACCTCAGCCGATAAATCAAATGGGATCAGGCTGCCCTCCTGCCCGGCATAGTGATCCAGAAGCAGCTGAGCCTCAGCCTCGGTCAGATACTCATAGCCAATGCTCAGCGTTTGAGCGATGTAGGAGTTGCCCTGCTTGAATCGCACCTCACCGCCGCTCGTGCCCACGTACTGCTGCTGCGGTATGTCGCCCAACGAGAGCGCCCGTGTACGTGGTGCCAGCGAGGGAAACGTGGCCATCACACCACTGTAAAGGTGCCGTTCAGCACTTGATTGCTGATCGTGGCGATATTGCTGCCGCTAACCGGGAACTGTGCCGCCTCGATGCTGGTAGTGCCATCGGTCTGGTGGTTGATCGTTGTGATCTGATACCACTCAATTTCAGTGCGGTTGTCGCCGGTGTTGGTGATGCGCTGTCGCTGGATTTTGATCACGTCGGTGGGCTTCAGGCCAGCAATCGAGAGCGGCGTGGCGAAGCTGATCGAATGCACCGAATAACGCCGCCGAGCTAGGTAGTGTTTGGCGTAGATCACGGCATGATCGCGATTGGCGCAGAAGTCCGACATATCGAACTGCTCAACCGGCGCGTCAAGGCTCACGCCGCTGTAACGCACCTGCACGCTCTGCTGCGTGCCGATGGAGGCCGGATCGTTGAAGCGATACAGGACGGTCACATTCACGTCGGTTTTGTCTGCTGCCGCCACATAGGTTTTGCTGAATGATCCTGGCAGGATCTCATCTTCGGTAAATGTGGCGGCTGGTGTGAGTGCCGTCACGTCGATTTCTTGGCTGCCGTTTAATGGCAGCAACGGCTCAAAACGATATTGCCCGCCATTGGATTGAAAGGACAGCAGGAAATAGGGTGCGGTCTCGCTGAGGAACTCCACGATGTTCAATGCATCCGAGATCACACCATTGAAGTGCAGGCTGTACTCATCGCAGAAGGCTGCCAGATCTTCCATGTTGCCGGTGTAGATCGGCGCTGCCACATCAGGATCGGTGTTGCTGGTGCGCTTGTAGATCGTGAACAGGTACATCGCCAAATCCACCAGCTGGTTGCTGGCGCCTTGCGTGTAAACGCCACTCACAAGGCCGACGCTGTAAAGATCAACGCTCACGCCCTGTTCGTAGTAAACCGAAATCTGCCGTGTCGTGGTGGGATACGATCCAGATTCCGGGGGGTCGTAGATATCGCCAACAACCTTCAGGAACGTGATGTCCGCAAAAGCTGAGTTATTGGCCGTTGGGGTGCTTGCTGGATTGGCGTACTGACTGACAACGTACTCCTCTTGCACCCCATCCAACATTCCAGTCGTTGCAGGATTACTTGGATTCAGTTGATTGTCGATTGAATCAAACGCCCATACAAATGTCACGTTTCCACTCGCGCCAATGGCTGCTGGCCAAGTTGCTGGTGACGCGTAGCCAAGTCCAAAGACTGGATCGTCGATAAAGTCCTGAACCGTCCCGATGGCACCCCCGCCGATCAGGTTCAAACTGCTATCAAATCGACCGTTGAACAAAAACTGAGTGCTAGATGAGATGCCAAAGTAGGCGAAATAAGCGGATGTAATATCGCTGCCTGTGTTGTTGTCATATACCGCATCGATGGTCATGTAAAACCCAGTGTTTGTTGTATTGCCAGAACCACGCGCAACCGTCCTGAATCCTGTGTATGTAGTGTCGATCTCAGCCAGTCGTTCCGTAAATGTTCCAGAGGCTTGGCGGAACGCATACAAATATGAATAGGTTTCATTGCCGCAATACAGACCAGAGCCGAGGATCGGGCACGTGCCAGGGCTTGCGGCAAGCGTTGCAGCGCTGTTGTAGATCGCGCTGATTGTGATCGTCTGATCAGCGAGAAACGCCATATTGCTAAGGCCAACCCATACGCGGTGCTTTACCGGGCTGCTGACGATCTGCCCCTGGCTGACTGGAAATAGAAAACTGCCTTTGAAGAAATAGGATCCAGCACGTGCCATCGATGGCTGCACCCATACACCGCCGTTATCGCTAACACGCTTGCCAAACACAATCGGCACGGTCTCGCCAGCGGTGGCGATGCGCTGCTGTGCGCCTAAATCAGCCTTTGGTGTCTTGCGGTTGTTTGGTGATTTGTCTTGCTGTGTAGCAGCCTGATTTGGTGTTGCTCGCTGTTGCGGTGTTGGCTTTGTTGCTTCTACTGCTTTGCTCTTGACTGGCGGGCGTGCATTAACAAATGCTTGGCCAGCGGCTTGACTTCCAACTGTATAGCCACCAAAGCCAAACGGATTCTGTCGCGTAACCGTCTGCCGTTCTGCACCAGTGCCTGTGTTTCTAGCCATTACTTACACTCCATGCAACGGTGCAAAGCAGCCGCAAAAATCATTGGCGGCACAACAACCGTACATCGCGTCATGCTCTCTACGTCGTTGATTTCAGTGCCATCAGCTGCAAGGTAGACGCGGCGGGCGCCTTCAACTGCCAACTTAACGCCCTGATGTGCTGTGCCATCAGCGCATTGCAC